CCAAATGGGTATCTCTTCTAAAGAAGAACAAATTAGGGATATGTGGTATGAGAAATTAGTATCAATAGCACAATCTAAACTGCAAGCTTCTATGCAAGGTCAAGAAATTGATCCTCAAGTAATGGAGGAAGAAATGCAGAAAGAGTTAAGTAAATTTGACAAATATTTAAAATATAATTATCAGGATCTTAAAGAGATAACTGCTAATAAAATACTCAAGTATGAGTATAAGAGATTAAAAGTACAAGATGTCTTCCTAAGATGTTGGGAAGATTTTCTAATATCAGGTGAGGAAATTGTATGTATTGAAGAACTTGGAAATGATATTGTTTTTAGAAAAGTAAACCCTTTATATCTATTTACTATTCAATCACCTGAAACTTATAAGATTGAGGATGCAGACTGGATTGTAGAATATACAATGATGTCTGTAGGTCAAGTAATTGACATGTTTCACTTAGAATTAACTAAGGAAGAAATCTCAAATCTTGAACAGAGTAAAGAGTACAACTCAATGAGAACTGGTGGTATTCAAATGGCTTACAACAGAGATATTACTGTTGAAGAAAGATTTGGATATACAGCAGGAGAGTTGTTTGTACCTAATCAAATTGCTACACATTACTTTGGTGGTGCTTATGACCAAAGAGGTAATGTTAGGATTATGAGAGTGTGTTGGAGATCTAGAAGAAAGATTGGTAAAGTAGCTTACTATGATGAGTATGGTAGTCCACAAGAAAAGATTGTAGATGAATACTACAAGATTGACAAAGATGCAGGTGAAACTGTAGAGTGGCTATGGATTAATGAATGGTGGGAAGGTACTAAGATTGCCAATGATATCTATGTAAAGATTAGACCTATACCTTATCAGTCTAGAAACATGTCTAATCTATCAGAAAGTAAACCACCTTATGTAGGTATTTACTGCAATACTAATAATTCAAGAGTAATGTCATTTATGGATGTTATGAAACCTATGGATTATTTATATGATATATTCTTCCATAGATTAAACCTAGCTATCTCTAAATATAAAGGTCCAATGTTGGCAATTAATACTAGCATGATTCCTTCAGAATGGGATCCCCTCAAATGGTTACAGTATGCTGAGGCTACTAATGTAATGTTTATGGACCCTACTAATGAGGTACTTAAAGGACCACTTCAGGGTAAATCAGCAGGTACATATAATCAGTTAGCTGCATCAGGTATTAACCTTGAGATGGGTAACTATATTAATCAGCATGTACAACTACTTTCTTTTGTTAAACAACAGCTTGATTTGATATCAGGTGTTAATGAATACAGACAAGGTGATGTTAAGGGTGATGCAAATGTAGGTACATCTAATATGGGATGGACAGCATCTAACTCTATGACTGAAAAGTATTTCTCATTGCATAATTCATTCAAGAGAGATTGTATGCAGAGATTGTTAGAAGTTGCTAAGTATGTATGGAAGAAAAATCCACATAAAGCACAGTATGTGTTAGATGATATGGGTGCTGAAGTAGTTAATTATTATGATGAGTTTTCAGAATCAGAATATGATATTCATATTGATGATGGACCAAATACACAGGAACTTATGCAAGCACTTAATCAACTTGCACATGCAGGTATGCAGACTGGTCAGATTAAGTTTAGAGATCTTATTGAGATTTACAAGAAAGATAGTATATCATCTCTTGCTAGATATTTGGAAGAAGCTCAAGATAAGATTACTCAAGAACAACAACAAATGCAGCAAATGCAACAAGAATCTCAAGAGAGAATGGCAAGCCAACAAGCTGAACTTAAGGCTCAAGAGTTGCAACTTGAAATGGAGAAACTCAATAGAGAAGATGTTAACAGACAATTAGATAGAGAAAATAAAATCCAATTAGAAACAATTAGAGCAATGTCCTATGCACAAGATCAAGATGTTAATCAAAATGCTATACCAGATGTACTTGAACAGAGCAAGCTTGCGTTGGAACAACAAAAGGCAACGTATCAGCAGATTCAAAAGGAAAAGGAAATTAGAATGAAGGATCAACTTGAGCAAAGAAAGATTCAAGTTGAGAAGGAAAAAGTTTCTTTAAAAGAGAAAGAATTGGAAACTAAAAAGCAGATTGAAGAAATGAAAGCTGATACTGCATTGAAGATTGCTAAAGAAAATAAGAATAAATATGATAAAAAATAAGCTATATAGAAAAACAAGCTTATTTGGTGAATAAACAATTATTAACAATAATTTTGTAAGAATAATATGAAAACAAGTAAATTTTACAGTCCAGATTTTGGAACTCCAGAAGGAGAATCAGGTGAAGTAATTGATAACTCATCTGACAAAAATCTGGTAAAAGACACAAGTGAAACAAGTGATTTTGATTTTGATTCAGAGTTATCAGATTTGATTAATGATTCATCAGATGAAGATATTGAAACACCAGAGAAAAAAGCAAAGGACTTTGCACCACCTGCTGGTGAAAAATCAAATATTACTTCTGATGATGATGAGCCATTGTATAAAGTACTGGCTGACCAATTAAAATCTGAAGGTCTATTTGACGATGATGATTTTGAAGAAGATGATGAGTTTAAATTTGATGGTACTCCTGATAGTTTTAAAACCTTAATGGAAAGACGTGACTTCAAAAGAGGTGTAAAAATCTTTGAAGACATTGTATCAGAAATGCCAACTAAAATGCGTAAACAGTTTGAACTGTTTATGAATGGTCTAGATGAAGATTCTTCACTAGAAATTGGTAGTAAAGCTATTGATTATGCTTCAGTAACTAGAGATGAATTAGATTCTAATAGTTCTAAAGCTGAACAACTTTATAGAGAACTTCTTAAAACTAAAGGTTTTTCTCAAGAAAAAATCAACAAGTATGTTGAGAGAGCTAGAGACCTTGATGAATTAGCTGAAGAAGGATATGAAGCAGCACAACTTTTAAATCAAGAAGTACAGAAACAAATTGAATATAAAAAACAAGAGGAACAACATATTGCACAGCAAAGACAGCGTGAAGCTCAACAAAGACTTCAAGCTCTTAAGTCTGCAATTACTCAAACTCCTGAAATCTTTAAAGGAGTTCCTCTTACAGAAAAAATGAAAGATCAACTGTATAAGTCTATGACAGAAACAGTTGCTTATGATGAAAATAAACAACCCTTAAACAAAGTAGCTGCTTTGTCAAGAAAGAACCCAGAAGCATTTAGAATGCAACTACACTACTTGACAGAACTAGGTCTATTTAATACTGATGAGAGAGGAAACCTTAAACCTGACTTGACTAAAATTATGCGTCTAGCAGAAACTAAAGTTTCTAGATCTATTGATGATAGACTTAAAAAAGCAGCATTTAAATCAGGCTCTAATCTAAGTAATACACTTAATGACAAAGAGGTTGATGTATTAACTTCCCTTGAAAATTTCTTAAATAATAAATAACTATGCAATTATTTCAACTACAAAAATACGCAGCCAAAGACTACAATGGTCTTGTGACTGCTAACAATTTGGGTGCTCTCTATATGAAGCGTCCACAGCTTGTAACGAACACCATTCATCAAATCTTCAGAACTAACTTGAAGAATGCGATGTTTGACTTCCTCAACCAGTTCCCTACCATTGAAGTAGAAGAAAACAACTTCTATGAGTGGATGCTCCAAGGTCAACATGACAAAAATATTCCTTTGATCGGTGTATCAGATGGAACAGGTGATCCTGCTGCTGAATATGGTGCTGGAATTTCATCTTTCTTCATGACATTTGGTGAAGAATATTTTGAGCCAGATAACATTCTTAAAGGTAACAAAGCAGAATACTTACTTCGTGTTATTGCTGTTAAACCTAAAGGAACTAACTTTGAGTATGAAGTAGAACTTCTTACTTCTGACCCAACTCTTTCTGTACCTGCTGAAGAACTTGAGCTAGGTTCACGTTGGGCTAAGTTTTTCAACGTAGCTCCTTCTACTCTTTCTAACCGTGGTCAGAAGCCTAACTTTACTTCACCTTTCAGAATGAGAAACCGCATCACAATGCAGCGTTTTGAATATGAAGTTCCAGGTAACATGATTAACGAAGGTAAAAACTATCCTTTGGAATTCACTTTCCCAGGTGTAGATGGTAAGCAAGAGCGTGTTTGGATTAACTACCTAGATATGATTGCTATGTACCAAGCAGAAGTTGCTAACGTAATTATGCACTTCTATGGTCTACATAACTTTACTGACAAAGATCTTTTCTTGAACAAAGATGCTTCAGGTAAATATCCTTTGGAATCAGGTGCAGGTTTGTTTGAACAAATTGCTCCTTCTAACATTCACTACTACTCAACTTTGGATCTTGACTTCTTGACTGAAGTATTCTTGGATCTTTCAATTGGTAGAATTGAAATGGGTAATCGTGTTGTTACTTTGTGTACTGGTGAATATGGTATCCGTGATTTCCACAGAGCTGTACTTGCTAAAGGTGGTACTGAATTGTTGATTTCACCAGGTGCTGGTAATGGTCCAGGCCGTTCTAATGATACTACTATCTTCAAAGAAGGTGCTAAAAATCTTAATGGTATTTCTAAGTCACTTTCTGCAGGTTTCCAATTCACTAAATATTACTCAATCAATGGTATTACATTTGAATTAATGTACTGTCCAATGTTTGATGATAAAGTGTTGTTCCCTGAAACTCACCCAGAAGGTGGTACTACTGAATCTCGTAGAATGCTTGCTCTTGACTTTGGTGGAGAAGCTGGTATTAAGCGTGTATCAGTTAAAGGACAGCCTTCAGTATTCCGTTATATCCCAGGTATGCGTGATCCTTTTACTCCTGCAGGAAAAGGTTCTCCATCACTTGCTGTATCTAGATCAGATGGATATGAAATCCACAGAATGATGTGGGGTGGAATGATGATTACTGACCCAACTAAAGTAGTAGATTTCCGTTATAACCTAGTATAATAAAAATAAATAAGGGGGAGTGAAATATCTCCCCCATTATTTATAAATTTGTAAGAATAAAAATATAAGAATTATGGCTAAAAAGACAATAGATCAAGATACAGAACAGTTGACAAACTTTCTAATTGACAAAGTGGTAAAAGTGGTACCAGTAGTAAGACCAAATAGTTGGTCATATAAATATCAGATTACTGAAGATGGTAAAGATAAAACCAATGGTGCTTATCAATTTAATACAGCACTAACATATTTATCTGTACCTGTTAGTAAAAGAACTGGTATTATCTACAGACCATTAGATAATATTAATAAAGTTAAAACTATTCAGTTTCCAAATGAAGATATTACTGAGCAAGAGTTTTTTGAAAGAATGCTTGGACTTAACAAAGGAGAATTAGATGTAGGTAAATACAGAACTGATGAAAAGGGTAACCGCTATCCAGATACTTTCTGGCAAAAGTTGGGTACAGTTAAGTTAAGAAATGAAGCTAATACATTAGACTTATCTAATCCTATGGACATGATTAAATACAAAGTCCTGATGCTGAATAAGAATGTAGTAGCACCATCTCCTGCTGAAAAGAATAAAAAACGTACTTACAGATTCATGATTGTAGATCAAGAAATTGCTGAAGTACAAGAGAAAGAGGACCTTAATGTTAAACTTGAAGCTTTTGCTTGGTTTGCTAGAATTAAGGCAGATATTGAACAACTTAAAGAGGTAATGTGGTTATATGATTCAAGAATTACTAATACTACAAACTACGATTATGTGTTTGCCTATGTGGGTAAAATTGTTAATGATTCACCTACAAACTTCCTTAAACTTGTTCAAGACCCTCATAAAGATTCTAAACTACTCTTAATGAGAGCAGTTAAATCAGGATCTTTAATTTTATCTAAAGAAAAAACATATCAATTCCTAGATGGTAAAGATATTGGAGCAACAGGTCATGCTATTAAGTGGGTTGAAGATCCAGATAACTTTGCAATTGTAGAAAGACTAAAAGAGCAATCAGGCTATGACAGCTAATCAAATGTGGGAAAATGTACTAGTGACTTATGATGCACTTTATTCACAAAGTGCACCTGGGTTTGTTGACCCTGAAGCTAGTATACTTTTAACTAAAGCACAATGGTATTACATTCTTCAAAGGTTAAACCCTAAGAGTAACAGAAATATGGAAGGGTTTGAAGAAACTGAAATAAGAATACAAAGTTTATCAGCTTTAATTAAAGACTCACAAGATGCAAATCCCCCTGTGGTTGAATTACAGCCTATAGATCAAACTGGTACTTTGCCTGGAGAAAAACTCTGGGCATTGCCAGTTGATTTTATGATTGCAATATATGAAGGTTGTCAGACTAATGTTAAACAGTGTGGTAGTAATCCACCTTTATACAATAGAATTATGACTATTCCTATCTCACATGATGAGTATAATCTAAACTATTATAATCCTTATAAAAGACCATATACTGATGGTACAGAAGGTATTATATGGAGATTAGAACATGGTAGAAAAACTATTAACAATGTTGAGAGAAAAATCCATGGTCTTATCACTGATGCAAACTTTACATTTAGTGTAACAGACTACTATTTAAGATATATTAAAACACCATCTGATATAGTAGTAAATTTAGATACACCATCATCACAAGTTAATTGTGAATTAGATTCTCTAACTCACCAAGGAATTTGTGATATTGCTGTAAAATTACTGTCTGCTGCAGTAAGAGAACAAATCCCAATTAACCAACTCACAGCAGATGTTTTGGAATAATAAAAAACAATATATTTGTAAAACAAAAATTAACAACAATTTAACATTTTAAAAAAATGGCTTTAGATTCAAAAAATAATATCAAGAGTGTATTCATTGTGCCTCAACAAGCTTACACTACTGTTACAAAAATGTTTCCTGGTCTTGATCCAGGTGCAGTTGCAGTTTGCGATGTAAATAATACTGTTCTTACAGCAATTAGTCTTACAAATCCACCTCAAACTATTAAAATTATCAAAGATCGTGGTGAAAATCTTCCACTTCAACAAGTAAGACTTAATCTTGCTGATCTTACTGCTTATACAGGTGCTGCTTATACTCCTGCAAGTGAACAAAGTTCATTTATTGGTTATAATGGTACTTCTGGTGCTATAAATGGTTTTACTGGAGCATTAAGTAATATTTTCTTCATTGTAAAACTTGAGCATGTACCTAATGCATTTGCTTATGGTAAACGTCCTGCTAACTACAAGTATGGTACTTACCAATCACTTGCAACTGGTGCAACACAAGCACAAGTTGCTAATGGTCTTCAAGCATCTTTAGTTCAAAACTTTAAACCAAATAGAACTATTGACTGGAGAGTAAAAAGTGAAATGACATGTAATGCTGCTTTTGCTGATGCAACACCTAATACTGTAATTTTAACTAAATATTCTAGACAAGCAACTGTTACTGGTACAGTTCCAAGTGTTGGAGATGCTATTCGTATTGGAGAACTTGGTTCAGGTACAGTTGGTGCAGG